ATCATGCGCGCCCGCCGCGCGGTGCGCGACAGGCACAAAAAAGCCCCGCTTGGCGCGGGGCCAAGCGGGGCAGGGGAAGCGGGGGAGGCTGGTCAAAAAAGATGACGCCATTCCAACCAGCACAATTCGCGTCCGTGCTGGTCAAGAATGGCCGTGCCTTCCGGGTAGGTGACAAGCCCGACGATAACGTGGTTGCGCCATTGGACGGGGCGGCGGAAATGGTGATGCATGGGAAGTCCCTTCGAGAAAAGCGGGGGAGGCTTGCGCCTCCCCCTAGCGTGTTATGCCTTAGCGGCAGCGGCAGCTTCTGCCTTGATGATTGCAGCGCAATCGCGGGCAAGGGCTTTGACGAAAGCAATCCGTTGGTTGGTGATTGCTTCCTCCCCAGCGGCAACCTTTTTGATGTAAGCAGTCGCGGCCCGCAATACGTCCGTAGGGGAAGCGGCAGCCGGGGCAGCCGGAGCCTTAGCCGGAGCCTTGCCCTTGCCGGGAGCGTTGCCGCTATTGGTACCCTTGGCCGTCACCTTGGCGATAAGGGCAGACGTCGATTTCTTGGCAGCGTCGAGCAAGCCGCTGGCCACCGTAGTGCCATTGCCGCCAGTCAACGCCAGTTTGTTGCCGGCCATGCTTGCGGCAATCATGTTATCAGTAAGCGCAACAGCGGCGGGCAGCACCTTACCCTTAATCAGCGACCATGCGCTATCGGCAGCCGGAGTAGTGGCATCATTCACCCCGGCAGCATACGCCAGCACGGCAGCCTTAAAGCCTGTTATGCGAGCGCGCTGTTCCTTACCTGCTACGTAGAACGGGGCAGCCTTGCGGGCGTAATCGTAAAGGCTTGCATGCTTCGTTTCCGTCACGTTGCCCTTTTTGTCGCGGGCTTGAAATTCAAAGCGATGCGCCAGCAAGGAAGCATTGGCCATGCCAGCAATCAGGATATCGGTTGCGCTGCCTTGCGCTACCTTGCCGGCAGCGAGCTGCTTACCGGCAGCGAGGGCAGCGTTCACGCCAGTGCGAAGGGTAGCAGCCTGTTCCGGAGTGAAGCCGGCAATGCCAGCGGCAGCAACGGGGGAAGCCTTGCGAGTGTTACGTGCAGTCATGTTGTTTACCTTTCAGTCTATGATTGCCGGCAACGGAATGCTCCCGGCCCCCCTTCCCTAGGCTTAGACAGTGTGAAGGTCAAGCCTGCCCCGTTATCCGAACCGGTTCGGGTAACTTTGTTCAATGAAAACAAGGGGGTAGGGGTAACTACCTAGGGGGAACGCGACACCCACCCGCCCCCCACCCCCCAAGCACAGGTAAAGCAGCCCGCGCCTATATACATACTATTTTGCACAACCAATCACGTTCCCCCAGAAACACCCCCCTTACAAAACCAAATCAAGACCCCCCACCCCCTATATATTTTTAGTAGGATTCCTCCGGCTTCGCTATTAGCGAAGCCCCCCGTCATGGGACCCAACCTCCCCTTGCCCCCGTAGGGGGTATATTATATAATCGTACTGCGCCTCGCCCCCGTTCTCTCCCCGTGGTGTGTTGCGGATAACAGGAATAAACGTCGTCTAACCCAGCGACGGGCGCTCCGACTTGCTTCTTGGCGGTATTTCGCTATAGCCCCCGCTCCCTCCCCTAACGGGGTAACCCGGATAATCAGCAGCATCGCCCGCTGCTGGGGGGCCGGACCCGCTTTACACGCACCCCCTACGACACTATAGACAAGGTCTGCTCCCCCAAACCGGACGCTGCACTAATGTCAAAAGTAAAGTTGAACCCGACGGGCGATGTCCCTCTTCCGTATAGTCCGGAAGATGTAGGGGCCCCCAGCTTTATGGATGAGCTAACGGCGTCAGCCAATACGGCTGACTTCTTGGAAGAGATGGGCGTACCGCTGGAAGTGGACCCCTCGACGTTCGAGAGGGAGAAGGCGCTCCTCGAAGGAGCCATCAAGGGCCAGCATGTGGCCCCCCTAACCAATTATGCGACAGCACTGGGTGCTAAGGCGTTTCTTCAGCAGTACGGCCAGAACTTGGCGTTCGATGCGGGTCAGGTGCGCGCTGCGCTTACCAATAAGCTGTTAGAGATAGCCAACTGTGGCGAGACCAAGTTTGAGCTTAAGGCACTGGAGCTCCTTGGTAAGCACAGCGATATCAGCCTGTTCACCCAGCGCAGCGAGATCAACATCAACTACAACAGCCCCGAGGCACTCGAAAGCGCCATCAAGGAGCGGGTCAAGCGCCTGCTGGACGCTGAAGTGGTGGATGTGACCCCGATCAACGTCTCACTCGATGAAGAGTTTGGTGTGTTTGCCTCCGAGGAAGAGGAAGAGGAAGAGGAAGAGGACGAGACCCCCGAAGGGAACGATGAGTAATGGCGTCCAACATCAGCCTAGCTGATCTACCAAAGATTCTTCCCTTGCTCCCGGTGCACGAGCAGGAGCGGCTGCTAGCCGAGCTGGAGAAGCTGTCCGAGCTGAAGAGCCGCAAGCTGTGTCAAAACAACTTCCTCGCCTTTGTAAGAGAAGTATGGCCGACCTTTATTGCTGGCCGGCACCATGCCAAGATGGCAAATGCGTTCGAGCGCGTGGCTAGGGGCGAGTGCAAGCGCCTCATCATTAATATGCCACCCCGGCACACCAAGTCCGAGTTTGCCAGCTACCTGCTACCCGCATGGTTCCTAGGTAAGTACCCCCATAAGAAGGTCATCCAGTGCTCCCACACAGCTGAGCTGGCGGTAGGCTTTGGCCGTAAGGTGCGTAACCTTGTGGATACTGAGGCGTACCACGACATTTTTCCTGACCTGCAACTGTCGGCGGACAGCAAGGCGGCTGGTCGCTGGAACACCAGCAAGATGGGTGACTACTTCGCCATCGGTGTGAACGGTGCTGTGACCGGTAAGGGTGCAGACTTGCTCATCGTGGATGACCCGCACTCGGAGCAGGAAGCCGCTCTCGCGGAAGTGAACCCAGATATCTACGACAAGACTTACGAGTGGTATACTTCTGGTCCTCGTCAGCGTCTGCAACCGGGCGGCTCCATCATTATCGTCATGACCCGGTGGTCAAAGCGCGACCTGACCGGGCAGATACTCAAAGATGCGTCGGCTAACGAGAGCATTGGCGAGTGGGAAGTCATTGAGTTTCCTGCCATTTTGCCCAGCAGCAAGCCGCTGTGGCCTGAGTTCTGGGAGCTGGACGAGCTTCTCAAGGTTAAGCGCGACGTCCCTAACTCCAAGTGGATGGCGCAGTACCAGCAGAACCCGGTGTCGGAGTCTGCGGCTATTATTAAGCGTGAGTGGTGGAAGACGTGGGAGTCTGACACACCGCCCCAGTGCGACTTCATCCTGCAAAGCTGGGATACGGCCTTCGAGAAGACGCAGCGAGCGGACTATTCCGCCCAGACCACGTGGGGTGTGTTTTACCACTCAGACGACAATGGCATATCTCAGGCCAATATTGTCCTCCTTAACGCGTCGCGCGACCGTGTGGAGTTCCCCACGCTCAAGCAGTGGGCCATCGACGAGTATAAAGAGTGGGACCCGGACAGCGTCATCATTGAAAAGAAGGCGTCAGGGGCACCGCTCATCTACGAGATGCGCGCCATGGGGATACCCGTGCAGGAGTTCACCCCGACAAGGGGCAACGACAAGATCAGCCGTCTGAACGCGGTTGCGGACATATTTGCCTCTGGGCGTGTCTGGGCCCCGGCGACCCGCTGGGCCGAGGAGGTTATTGACGAGGTGGCTGAGTTTCCTGCCGGCAGCCACGATGACTTTGTTGATACCGTATCCATGGCGATGCACAGGTTCCGGCGCGGAGGCTATATATCTACTACGCTAGACGCAGAAGACGAACCGCTGTACTTTAGAAGTCGCAAGCAACAAGGGTACTACTGATGGCTATCGACAAGGCGCTTAACCCCGCCCCTACCGGTTTGACTGCTATGAAACCGACGTTGGACCTCGACAAGCAATATGCCGAGCCGACGCCGCCGGATGAAGGTGCCTTGGAGATTGAGATTGAAGACCCGGAGCGGGTTACCATCGGTACCGGCGACATGGAAATCATCATCGACCCCGATGATGAGGACGAGGAAGATTCGGAGTTTGTAAGTAACCTTGCCGAGGACATGGACGACGGGCAGCTGACCGAGCTGGCGGGTGACCTGCTAGGTGAGTTTGACGAGGATATCAGCAGCCGTAAGGACTGGATACAGACTTACGTAGATGGGCTTGAGCTGCTGGGGATGAAGGTCGAGGACCGCACCGAGCCGTGGCCCGGTGCCTGCGGTGTGTACCACCCGCTCCTGTCAGAGGCTCTGGTCAAGTTCCAAGCCGAGACCATGATGGAGACGTTCCCGGCGCAGGGGCCGGTGCGGACTAAGGTCATTGGTAACGAGACGCCTGAGAGGCGCGATGCTGCCCAGCGTGTGCAGCAGGACATGAACCACCAGCTTACCGACATCATGGTGGAGTATCGGCCCGAGCACGAGCGGATGCTGTGGGGTCTGGGCCTGTCAGGTAATGCGTTCAAGAAGGTGTACTTCGACCCGAGCCTTGGCCGCCAGACGGCTATGTATATCCCTGCCGAGGACGTGGTGGTGCCCTATGGGGCGTCTAACATCGAGACGGCGGAGCGCGTTACCCATGTGATGCGCAAGACGCCTAACGAGCTGAAGAAGCTGCAAGCGTCGGGCTTTTACCGCGAGGCGGACCTGCCAGAGCCCAGCGACGTGCTGGACGAGGTGGAGAAGGCTATCGCAGAGAAGATGGGCTTCCGCGCGTCCAGTGACGACCGCTACAAGCTGCTCGAAATGCACGTCGACCTTGTTATTGAGGACGACAAGTTTGCCAAGGATGAGGCCAAGGCCGGCATTGCCGTGCCTTATGTAGTGACCATCGACAAAGCCTCGTCGACCATTCTGGCTATCCGGCGCAACTGGGACCCGGAGGACGACCTCAAGCAGAAGCGCAACCACTTCGTACACTACGGCTACGTGCCGGGGTTCGGCTTCTATGCCTTCGGCCTCATCCACCTCATCGGTGCGTTTGCCAAGTCAGGCACGAGCATCATTCGCCAGCTGGTTGACGCGGGTACGCTGAGCAACCTGCCCGGTGGCTTCAAGACCAAGGGCCTGCGGGTCAAGGGGGACGATACCCCCATCGCTCCGGCTGAGTGGCGCGACGTGGACGTCGCCAGTGGTACGATGCGCGACAACATCATGCCGCTGCCGTATAAGGAGCCAAGCCAAGTCCTGTTCGCGCTGCTCCAGAATATCGTGGATGAAGGCCGGCGGTTCGCCGCTACGGCAGACCTCAAGATCAGCGACATGTCGGGTCAGGCCCCGGTTGGGACCACACTGGCTATCCTTGAGCGCAGCCTCAAGATGATGTCGGCGGTGCAGGCGCGCATCCACTACGCGATGAAGCAGGAGTTTCGCCTGCTTAAGACCATCATCGCTGACTATACCCCCAGCAAGTACCCCTACCAGCCCGAGGAAGGCAGTCGCTTCGCTAAGAAGAGCGACTATGACGCGGTGGACGTCATCCCCGTGTCGGACCCCAACGCTGCCACTATGGCGCAGAAGATCGTCCAGTATCAGGCGGTTATTCAGCTCGCGCAGACGGCTCCGGGTATCTACGACATGCCATATCTGCACCGGCAGATGCTGGAGGTGCTGGGCATCAAGAACGCCCAGAAGCTGGTGCCGCTACAAGATAGCGACGAGATGAAGCCGCGCGACCCGGTCAGCGAGAATATGGACATCCTGAATGGCAAGCCCGTGAAGGCGTTTATGTATCAGGACCACGAGGCACACCTCGTCGTTCACATGTCCGCTATGCAGGACCCGAAAATCCAGCAGATGGTGGGGCAGAGCCCCAACGCGCAGGTCATCATGGCAGCCGCAAACGCTCACATCCAAGAACACTTGGCTTATGAGTACCGCAAGCAGGTGGAAGAGCAGGCTGGCGTCCCGCTGCCGCCGCCTAACGCCGAGATGGATGAGCGCACCGAGGTCGAGGTCTCCCGTCTGGCTGCTGCTGCCGCTCAGCAGCTGCTCCGCAAGAATCAGGCGGAGGCTGCACAGCAGCAGGCCCAGCAGATGGCTCAGGACCCAGTCATGCAGCTTCAACAAGCCGAGCTGCAACTCAAGGCCGAGGAGCTCAAGCAGAAGGCGCAGAAGCTCCAGATCGACGCCGCAGACAAGGCGGACAGGCTGGACATCGAGCGCGAGCGCATCGCCGCACAGAAGGAGATCGCAGGTCTCAACGTCGGTGCCAAGATAGCCACGGACAAAGCGCGGCTGGCATCGGACGAGCAGCTCGAAGGGCTGCGCGTTGGGGTACAAGTTGCTCGTGAGAGCATGATGGGTGGACAAGCGTCGGCGCAAACCCCGGCGCAGGGGGAAAGTGAATGAACAACGACATCCTCCGCTATCTGGCGGACAAGAACAACGAGGAAATCAAAGTCCTCGCAGACGATTTGGCGCGTGGGCACGCCAAAGACCACGGAGAGTACAAGTACGCTTGTGGCATTATCCGTGGGTTAATGATGGCCAACAGTTTTCTGGCCGAGACTGCCCAACGACTGGAGAATGACGATGACTGATACAGAGGACAAAACTCTGTTTGACGAACTACCTACCCTTCGTAAGATGACCAATGTTGAGGCGACCAACCAGCCCGCCGAAGACAAACCCAAGCAGCTGCCCGAGCCGTCAGGCTATCGCATCCTGTGTGCGGTTCCGGATATCGAAGAGAAGTACAGCAGCGGGCTTTTTAAGGCCGACATCACTAAGCAGTACGAGGAGCTAACGACTCCGGTGCTTTTTGTGCTGAAGCTGGGCCCTGACGCCTACAAAGATGAGCGCAAATTCCCCAACGGTCCATGGTGCAAGCCGGGCGATTTCGTCCTGACGCGCCCGATGGCCGGTAGCCGTGTGAAAATCCACGGTAGGGAGTTCCGCATCTTGAACGATGACAGCATTGAAGCTGTTGTGGAAGACCCGCGAGGCATCTCGCGCGCCTAACGGAGGCGTTTTTCCGTACAAAGGAGGCCGAAATGGCAAGTAAACCTGCTGAAGACGACGATTTTTCGTTCGAAATTGAGGACGAGGTCGACGGAAAATCCGAAATTGAGGTTGTTGACGACACTCCGGAGGCTGACCGGGGCCGAGAGCCTATGCCCAAGGACATCGTCGAGGAGTTGGAGAGCGATGAGCTTGAAGACTACTCCGATAAGGTCAAAACGCGCCTCAAGCAGATGAAAAAGGTCTGGCACGACGAGCGCCGCGAGAAAGAACGCGTGCTCCGCGAGCAGCAGGAGGCCCTTAGCGCCGCTCAACGACTGTTGGAAGAGAACCGTCGACTGCGGAAAACCTTGTCGGAAGGCGAGCAGTCACTCGTTGGTAGCTATAAGCAGACCGCCGAGTATGAAATCGACGCAGCCCGTCGGGCTTACCGCGATGCGTACGAGTCTGGGGACGCTGACAAGGTCGTTGACGCTCAAGAAAAGCTCTCGCGGGCTACTTTGCGGCTTCAGCAGGTAGAAAATTACAGACCCACTTTACAGGACTCGGGTACTGAGGTAGACATAGTACCGCAGCAGGCACAACAGCCCCGGCTCGACCAGAGAACGATTACGTGGCAAGAGCGTAATACGTGGTATGGAACCGATCCGGAGATGACTGCGTCGGCTCTCGGGCTTCACCAGAAGCTCGTTAATGAACGTGGCCCGCAGTACGTGGGTACCGACGAATATTGGACGGCGGTTGACAAAACAATCCGTCGTAGGTTCCCCGATTACTTCGGGGAGGAAGAGGCTCCAAGAACCTCTCAACGCGAAACCAAGAGTTCGCAGGTCGTAGCTCCCGCTTCACGCAGCCGGTCCCCCAAGAAGATTGTGCTGAAACAGTCCCAGTTGTCTATCGCTAAACGTCTGGGTCTTACTCCCGAGCAATATGCTCGTGAACTTTTGAAGACGGAGAACTAATATGACTCGTGGTACTCGTACGTTTGACGACGTCGTTGGTGAGCTGGAGGAAGTGCGTGCACCCCGCCAGACGCGTGAAGAGGAAAAGCGCTTTCAGACTTGGGCACCGGCTTCGACGTTGCCTGAACCTGATAAGCAGCCGGGATATGACTATCGCTGGATTCGTGTTTCCACGATGAACGAGAAGGACCCCCGGAACATCTCGGCTAAGTTGCGCGAAGGTTGGGAACCTGTTCGTATTGAAGAGCAGCCCCAGTTTCGCCTGATGATTGACCCAGATAGCCGCTTCAAAGACAACATCGAAGTCGCAGGGTTGCTGCTTTGCAAGGCCCCGAAGGAACTGATGAGGCAGCGCAAAAATTATTTTGCGCAGAAAAATCAGGCCCAGATGGACTCAGTGGACAACAACTTTATGCGAGAGAACGATGCTCGTATGCCGCTCTTCCGTGAGAAGAGGTCATCGACATCATTTGGTAAAGGCAAATAAAGGAGCTAGAGATGGCATATCCGTCTGTTACCAGCCCCTACGGGCTGATCCCGATCAATCTGATCGGCGGGCAGGTTTTTGCCGGTTCGACTCGCTTGCTGCCCATCGCCACTAACTCTTCGACGGCCATCTTCTATGGTGACGTCGTGAAGTTGCTGGCTGGTGGTACGGTTGGCAAGGACACCGGTACTGACGCTGCTACGCCGGTTGGTGTTTTCCTCGGTTGCACCTACACCGATCCGGTGTTTGGTAAGACCTTCCGTCAGTACTACCCCGGCACCACGAACATCTCCGACATTCAGGCATACGTCCTTGATGATCCGGACGCTCTGTTCAAGGTTGCCGTGTGCGCCGGCACCAACTCGAACACCGTCAGCTTCCTGACTCAGGCTGCTGTCGGCTCGAACGTGAAGCTGGCTAACGGTGCTAACAACGTGGGTTCAACCATCACGGGCAACTCCAAGGTCGGCGTTGACTCGACCGAAGGTACGAGCTCGGCATGGCCGATCCGCGTGATTGATGTTGTCCCCGAAACCGCTCTGGCGGGTAACCCCGGTTCTTACACCGAAGTTATCGTCAAGTGGAATCAGGGTATGCATCAGTACCTGAACCCCACTGGCCTCGCATAAGGAGACTGAACAATGGCTATTTCACGCGCACAGCTCCTCAAGGAGCTCCTGCCCGGCCTGAACGCCCTGTTCGGTCTGGAATACGCCCGCTATGGCGAAGAGCATAAGCAAATCTTCGAGACTGAAAGCTCTGAGCGTTCGTTCGAAGAAGAAACCAAGCTGTCGGGCTTCTCGGCTGCTCCGGTTAAGAACGAAGGTTCTGCCATTGCTTATGACAACGCTCAGGAAGTCTTCACGGCTCGCTACAACCATGAGACGATTGCCCTCGGGTTCTCGCTCACGGAAGAAGCCATCGAAGACAACCTGTATGACAGCCTCTCGGCTCGTTATACCAAAGCGTTGGCCCGTGCCATGGCGTACACCAAGCAGACCAAGGCTGCTGCGGTCTTGAACAACGGTTTTGACTCGGACTACCCCGGTGGTGACGGTCAGCCGCTGTTTTCGAGCGCTCACCCGCTGGTCTCCGGTGGTACCAACTCGAACATCCCCAGCACGCCAGCTGACCTGAACGAAACGTCGCTTGAAGCGGCTGTCATTCAGATCGCTGCGTGGACGGATGAACGTGGCCTGCTCATCGCGGCTAAGCCGCGTAAGCTGGTGGTTCCGCCGAGCCTGATGTTCGTTGCGACCCGACTGCTGGAGACTGAACTCCGCGTGTCGACCGCCGACAACGACATCAACGCCATCAAGAGCAACGGCTCGATCCCGGAGGGTTACACTGTTAACCACTTCCTGACCGACACCGATGCTTGGTTCCTGACGACCGATGTTCCGAATGGTCTGAAGCACTTCGTCCGTACCCCGCTCGCTCAGAGCATGGACGGCGACTTCGACACCGGCAACGTCCGTTACAAGAGCCGTGAGCGTTACTCGTTCGGCTGGTCTGACCCGCTGGGCATGTATGGTTCGGTAGGCGCTGCCTAAGCTAAGTCCTAGGGAAGTTTAGGACTTTGAGACCCCCCGGCGAGAGTCGGGGGGTCTTTTCTTTGTGCTAATAGCGTGATACAAGTACGTCACTAGGTATTTAACCCGTGTCGACTGTCCTAGCAGACGTAGTAGCGACGACATGGGTATGTGCTACTACACGGAGATAAATCATGGCGAATACGACATTTTCGGGTCCAGTAATCTCGCAGAACGGTTTCGTTGGCGATTTCACCGGCAACATCACTGGCAACGTCACTGGCAACGTCACTGGCAACCTCACTGGCATCGTCTTTGGCACCGTTACGACCCGCTCGGGCGCTGGTGCTGTCCCGGTCACCGCAGCTTCGGTTCAGATTTCGACGGGCGCTGGCGCTGCCGCGCTGACGCTTGCCAACGGCACTGCTGGTCAGATTCTGAATCTAGTCATGACCGTTGATGGCGGCGGCGATGCGACTCTGACCCCGACCACCAAGACCGGTTTCTCGACCATTGTGTTCGGTGACGTGGGTGACTCGGTTATCCTCCAGTACTTCACCACGCTGGGCTGGATGGTTCTGTCGAACAACGGCGCAACTGTTAACGCTTAATCGGTAACCTCTAAGAAGGAGAAATCCGATGGGTATGCAATATGATGTCAAATCCAAACACCTAACTAGCTCAGGTGTTGCGTACGGTTCCCGCACCCGTCTGAAGGGGGCTATTGTTTCCGCAAACGCGACTGCGGCAGCAAGGCACGTCCTTTTTATGGACAACGACCCGCAAGCGGGTACGTACAGCATTACCTCAACCACACTAACAGTTACGGTAGCAAATACCTTGGCTGCGGGTGATCGAGTAGTTTTGAATTTTACTAGTGGTACCGCTGTGGACGGCGCGTATACGGTACTTACTGCTAATGCCACCACCTTTACGGTTACTACGGCGGCGTCTG